AAGACAAACGGGCGAATCTGTAAATCAATTTATTATTAGGGCCTTAATGCAACATGCAAAGAAGCATCAAATTGACAAACAAGTGCAAGAAAAATTAAAGTTAATGCAAACCGAGGGTTTATCATTAGATACAAACCTAGACTTTATAATAAAGGATTAAAAAACATGCCGGAAAATCAAGAAAAGAAGTATATTATAAGTGAGTCAATAAGGGAGGGCATTTTAGCCTATTTAAGATCAAAGCCCTATCATGAGGTTGCGGACGGCGTTGCGGTTTTATCTCAATTACCGCCGTTGCCACATGAGCCCATCAAAGAAGACGATAATCAAGGGGAATAAATGGAATTTTTAACCGAAAATGAAAACGAAATTATAAGGAATATTCATCATTCAAATATGTTTATTCAAGATAGTTTTGAAGTCTTAAATATGGCCGTTGGAATTACTTTCATCGTAGGCCGCCCACTAGATCCGACTTTGATAGATATGCTTATAAATCCTGAAAAATTAATGGTTCAAAGCGTGAAATTCGCAAAGCCCGCATGGGATTTAGACGGCGCCTTGGAGTGGTTAAGAGATAATCAAAGACATTTTAAGACATCAACCGCCGCAAGGAAATACGCCGCGGATTTAAAATCAATTGATGCCGTTGAGATATTTAGCGCGGGCACATGGAACGGCGATAAATATACAAACAAGGATCTTGACGAAATGGTTAACGCCTTTAATGAAACAAGCGAATCTATTAGGCCTTTTCTAAAATTGGGACATTCCGACAAACAAGCTCTTTTAGAATCCGAGGGTTTACCGGCCGCGGGTTGGGTTGGAAAAATATATAGAAATGGCTCTAAGTTAATGGCCGATTTTATCGACATTCCGAATAAAATATATGAATTAATAGAAAATAAAGCCTATCGTAAGGTTTCCGTTGAGATTTATTCCGGCGTTAAAATCAAAGATAAGAATTATAATTTGTTAATTGGAGCTATTGCACTACTTGGCGCCGAAACACCGGGCGTCATGAATTTAAGCGATATCTTGTCCAGGTTTGGACTAAAGGGCTATGACTCAATAAAAAGCTATGCATCTAGTCAAAACGATGTGAAAATAAACGAATATTCTATAGAAAATGAAATTAATATAAATAAAGGGGATCCCATGCAAAAAACAGAAAATGAAATTGCGCTTGAAATTAAACTTAAGCAAGCAAACGAAAAACTAGACCAAGCCAATACAGACAATAAAACGTATAAGGCCGATATTGAAACAAAAGACAATGAATTAAAAGATGTTAAAGAGGCCAACAAAGAAGCTCTTAAAACGGCTCAAGAAATGGAATTAAAAGCATTTAATATTGAGATTGAAAAGCAAGCAGATTCGCTTGTTGCTTCAAAAACAATAACTAAAGCTATGCGCCCTTATGCGGTTGCAATGCTTAAAAATGAAACGGATCAAGAAACAAAGAAATTCTCTTTGACTATTGATAAAGAGGAAAAAACTCTTGATCGTTTTGAATTACTTAAAGAGTTTTCAGCATTAGCTAGTAAGGCGTCCGATGTTAACTTTGACGACAGTTCAGAGGAAGGTCAAAAGCCGGTTAATGATGAGGAAATTAAAATTAATAAATATATGGCCGATAATGATGGCGTGTCTTATTCCGATGCATATCGCGCAGTAAGTACGGCTACAATTGAAGCTTAATCAATAACAAACAAGGGGTTTAAAAATGAGCAAATTAGTGCATTCATTTAAAGTAGCTTCTACACTTGCAGCGCAAAGAGTTGTTGCGATATCGGCCGAGAATACGGTTGCATATCCGGCAAGCAATCAAATTTTGCCTATTGGAATCACGGTTGACAGTGTTAAAGACACAAATCAAGCAATTCCGGTTGCAATGCAAGGAAGTAGACAAAAATTATTTTTCAATGATACAGTAGCGGCCGCGGGCCTTGTATCATCCGATTCATCCGGTCGAGGTATTCCATTTACATTAGCGAATACTACAACGGCCTTAACTTTAGCGAGCGCATATGTTGGTGTTTTAGCGGGTGCGGCGGTTGCGGCAACGGCTACAATTGCCGAGGTTATAATTGCGCCGGGCTTTGACCGAGAATAGGGGGATATAATGCCACAAAGTAATAAAATTCATCAGGATAAAGCATTAAGCCAAATTTCTATCAAGTATAGAAACAAAAGCTTTATTGCTATGGAAGTTTTTCCGGAAATGGCCGTTAAGAATGAAAGTGATAAATACTATATTTATGACCGCGATTTCAGATTGCCAGAAACCGCAAGAGCAAACAAGGCCGAAGCTAAAGAGCATAGTTTTGATCTATCAACTGCAAGTTATGTTTTAGAGGAACACGCTCTAAAAGACTATGTAAGTGACAGGGACGCAAAGAATTATGATTTGCCGTCAATGCGCGCCGATGTGACCGAAGAGTTAACGGATAAGATATTATTAAGACTTGAAAAGAGCGTTGCGGATTTATTTACGTCAACATCTTGGAGTCAAAACGTATCATTATCAGCGGCTCAACAATGGTCATTGGACACTACAACGTCAAACCCGATCCCTTTAATGGATACGGCCGCGACAACTGTAATTGATAACAGCGGATATGAGCCTAACATTGGAATTATTCCACATAAGGCCATGATTAACGCTAAAAATCATAGTTCAATCATTGATCGTATCAAATATACAAATGTTAATGTAACCGAGCAAATGCTAGCGGGTCTTTTTGACTTGCCAAAATTGCTAGTTCCAAAAGCAGTAATTGACTCAAGCGCCGAGGGCGTTGCCGCTTCAATTGGCGATGTTTGGGGCGATAATGTATTTGTTGGTTATCGTGCTGAAAGACCTAGCCCACTTAAACCGAGTGCCGGTTATGTTTTTAGAAGCTCTAAGCCGCTTGTTAAGCGTTGGAGGGTTGAAGAGCGTGAAAGCGAAGCGATTGAGGTTGGTATGCTTTACCAGGCAAAAGTTGTTGCATCATTAGCCGGATATCTTATTAAAGATGTTAACGGGTAATATATAAGTTAAGATTTAAAGGGGAGTTGTATTTTATGACTCCCCTATTTTACATTTAAATATTAATTAACTGGGGAGGAAACGAATGCCTAGAAATACCAGAAGGGGCAATAAAGATGCGGTAATTGATGCCGATTCTAAAGCCATAATCAAAGATGCGTCCGACGCGCCAAGAGAAACCAAAGATAAATTTTTAAAACGTGTATCTAAAGAGCAAAAAGCCCATAAAGCTGTTTTTGTTAAAGATGATTCAAGCCGTTATATAGTGGTTGAGGGTCATAAGGTTTTAGAGAAATTCAGAAACAAAGCCGGATCCGAATATACTAAATATTGGTTTAACGCTAAGAGAAACGCTCAAGCTTTAGAGAGAATTAAGCAAGACGGCGGACATAAGACTAAGGAAAAGGGAAAAGAAATTTTCATTCCTTTAAAAAGAATTAACGGAAAAGATTTTAAAAAGGCTTAAATCATGGGAACATTCATCACAACAACAAGCTTAGAAATTATCATGGTTGATACTTCTTTTAATACAGCCACAACGGCGCTTGCGGATGAATGCATTTTAAATGCTGAAAATAAGATAAGAGAAATATTATCAAAGCGGTATGACGTTGCGTCCGCCGCTTTTCAAACATCAACATCAACGCCGCCGGTTGTTTCTACGTTATGCAAATGGTTAAGCGCCGGTTATATGTATGAAAACCTATCAAGAGGCGGAAAAGATGCCTTTAAAAGAGCGGATAGATATATCAATAAAGCCATGGGTAACATGGGTGATATTGTTAATTATAAAGCTAATATTGTTGATTCTACGGGGTCCGCAATAACCGAGGGCGCTCAATCTATTCCTTTATATTCAAACACAAATGAATATCACGACACTTTCGCCGAGGATGATCCGCTTTGCTGGAATATTGATTCTAATAAATTAGATGATATCGAGGATGATCGGGATTCTTAATCATGGGCTATGCTGAATTAAAATTTAAGAATAAAGCAGCGGAAAAGTTTTTAAGTGATATCGGGAAAAATGTTGATGATATAGCGGACCGTAAAAATGAATTTTGGGGCGCTTTGACATCGGTTGCTCTTAAGGATGTTGTTAAACATTTTGAAAATGAAGAGGGCCCAACGGGAAAATGGGAAAAATGGTCTGATTTATATGCTAAACATATGGCGCGCATAGGTAAAGACGGCAATAAAATCTTACAAGATAATGGCCGAATGAGACAAAGCCTTTTTAGAGCTAGCGAAAAATCTAGGATTAAACAAGGTCAATTATTATACAATCCGGCTAAGACTGACAACGGTTACCCATATGCAAAGGGCCATGATGAGGGCTCTAAAAAACTCCCACAAAGACAATTCATGTATTTATCAGGCCCGGCGGCGGAATTACTTGCTAAAATAACCGCGGCATATACAACCAAAAAGAGGTAATCATGGCGACAAATACAATTGATATTCCGGCAATTAGGGAACAAATAAAATCTATTTTAGATCTAAATAACACTACAGGATCCGCCCTAATTGATTTATCTCAAAATATGTCAAAGAGAGTGCAAAAAGTAGCTAAAATAAACCCTCAAAACTTCCCCTTACAAGCAAACCTTTATCCGGCCGTAACTATTCATACAACGGCGAAACCTATTGAGCCTAAGACTATTGCGGCAAATCAAATCAACGGCAAACGTCTTGCAAAGCTCAATTTTCAAATAACCGGGCACGTTTGGAATCAAAATTTTCTAGGTGATATATTCGACGATCCCGCGGAAAATGATTTAGAGTATTTAATGGAAAATATAGAGGGCGTTTTAAGAAATTATCCTGATTTATCGGGCGTTGCTAATTGGCAAATCCCTAATAATGTAACTTATCATACAGCTTCATTTGACGAGCAAACACATCTTAGAATAGGATTAATGGATATTGAATTAACAATATATTATTAAGAGATAGGGGAGTAAATGGACAAAGACCAAATAGTTCAACAATCATTAAACGCATACGAGCAACATAAGGAAATATGGCGAGAAAACGCCTCAAAAGCGGCAACAATGGCACCACATAAGCCATTAAGTGACTTTTTGAATGTTGGCATAGGTAAAGCTTGTCTAATTGTAGCTAATGGCTATTCCTTAGAGCAAAACATGGAAACCATTAAGAAAAACAAGGATAAAGTAGATATATTTTGTTGTGATAAAACTTTAGGTCATTTATTAGACAACGGAATTAAACCGACTTATTGCCTGGTATGCGACGCTAGGGTTGATTATGAGAAATATTTAAAACCCTATGAGGATCAATTAGAGGATACTATTTTATTTATAAATACTTGTGCAAATCAAGAATGGGCCATTAATGGCAATTGGGCGGACCGATATCAATTTGTAAATTTTGATTCTATTAAATCCGAGCTTGAATTTATGCAAATTAGCAAATGTTCAAACAAGATACCGGCCGGGACAAATGTTTCAAATGCTATGGTTGTCTTTTTGACTCAATCCGATAATACGGGGCGCAAAAATTACTTTGGTTATGATAAATTACTTTTAATTGGTTTCGATTATTCTTGGACTTATGACGGGAATTATTACGCATATGATAAGACCGGCAACGGAAAAACTCATTATATGAGACATATATATTTAAAGAATCGAGCGGGTAAAGATGCCTATTCGTCTAGTAATCTACATTTTTCGGCGCAATGGCTTGAAAAGTATTTGAAAAACTATCATTTACCGGTTGTTCAATGTGATGAAAATACATTGTTAGGCGTCGTTAAGGCGGGAGACCTAGACCAACAAATGCAATATAAATACAAGCTAGACGATGCGAAAATTGTTAGGCAAGATTTAATAAAACGTGATAAATTAAAACATGAAGTAAATATTATTGAGCAAAGATTAAAAACCATTGGAAACGACCATTTTAATAATTTTATACAAACTACTTAAGGGGGCATTATGTCTGTAGGCGACGGGGCGATTATAAGCGCCAAGAGCTATTTAGCAATAGGACGCGAAACAACTTTTAAAACATATAACACGGCCGCGGCCGGACTTGATGTTTTATCAACGTCATTCAAGACGACTCAAGAAAAGAAAATCTTAGAGGAAATAACCACTAGCCGGACTTATGGGAAATTTATCTCAACCACTAAGAAAATCGAGGGGAGCGTTGAGGCTTATGCATACGCAGAAAGCACGGCCCTTGCTTATATTATGGAAAATGCATTCGGGGCGGTTATAACATCGGCAACGGCTACGGGCGAAACCATAGGCGGCGCAGCGTTTACGCATACTTTTAATGTGGGTTGTTTTGATGAGTCATACACATCATTGTGTATAAATCACCGAAAAGGCGATTCAGCAAGCGCGCATGTTTTAGAATATAACGGCGTCCGTACTAATGAATTAGCGTTTACAGCGGAAATTGACGAGGCTTTGAAATTTAGCTCTAGTTTAATGGTTGTTAATGAAACTCAAACGTCAAACGACGTTGCAAGCGTTTTAGCTACTTTACAAAATGAGCCTTTATCATTCGTTAACGGTCGGGTTTCGATTGTTGCGGGCACTATGGGCGCGGTTACATCAACAAGTTTTTGGCATGTTCAAAGCGCCAATTTTGGGCTTAATAACTCATTAAAGGGCGATGCAGAAAGCGGCCGTATTGGGTCGGATGTTCTGGACGTATTACCGCCGGGGATTGCAACATTTAGCTTTTCAACAACTATGCGCTTTAATACTATGACGGCTTATGATGCTATGATTAACGATACTGAATTTGCCGCCGAATTAGACTTTCAAGGCGATACGTTAACGACATCATTAATCAGAAAAGGCCTTAAGTTTAAAATGCCTAGAATTGTTATAACCGACGCGGGGGACCCTGAAATTGGCGGCCCGGACGGGGTATTAACAAGCGAGGTTGTCTTTAGTGTATTAAGAGACGAATCAAGCGCGGGCGGATATGCTTGCCAAGCGGAATTAACAAACGCCGTCGGATCATATGCTTAATTTATTCGGACTATTCAAATCAAAAGGTTTAGACGATCACCTAAACCAAACCAAAAAGGTTAAAATTAAAGGTGTCGTTTTTCACATTAAGAAAATCGACACTTTGTCATATTTGGACGGATCCGAGGTTATGCAATCGGCTTATGATGAGTATAAGGTTAATAAAAATAAGGATACCACTATAAAAAAAGAGGATTCTAAAAGGATCCGTAAATATATGATTAATTTCCTTATGTCTTCGGTTGTTAAGCCTCAATTATCAAGGGATAAGGATTCGGCCGGGACATTTGTCGAGGATCTTTTCCACGACTGGGAAATGGTAAATGCCTTACATGAGCAAATAATAATTTATACTTATGGTAAAAAAAAAATCTAACTAAATATCTTGTGAGGTCCAAAATGATAGAATTAGACCTGATTTGCAAAAGATATAGTAAATTGCCAAGCGATATATTAAAGTTAGATATAACCGATTTTCAGTTTAATCAATTGGTTTATTTTCATGGAATTAAAGAGGAAAATAAACGAGTTAAATAAGGCGGGGCCGTGGCTAAAAAACAAGAGGCACAATTAATATTAATTTTAAAGGATAAGCTATCAAAGCCCTTTAAAAAGATAACCAACGGCCTAAAAAATTTCGCTCAAGGAATAAAATCAACCGCAAACTCATTTAAGGGATTTGCTTCTAAGCTTAAAAAGTTTGTTTCCGATCGTTTGGTAATTACGGCCGGAGATATTACAAACGCCTTAAGATCAATCGGCACGGCAATTGTCGGTCTAGTTAGGGATGCCGATCAATATAGGACCGTTGGACGGGCCTTTGAAAATCTCGCCGCCTCTCAAGGCGAGGACGCCAAAAAAATGCTTGCTAACATGAAAAAATTATCCGAGGGGACAATTTCGGAATTAACCCTAATGAAGCAAGCAAATAACGCTCTTTTATTAGGTTTACCCGTTGATCGTTTCGGCGATATGTTACGAATCGCAAGATCAGCATCAAAAGCAACCGGCGAATCAATGCAATTTATGTTGCAATCTATTGTGACCGGCATGGGTCGAGGCTCAAAACTTGTTCTTGATAACTTAGGGATTGTTTTTAAACTTGAGGATGCCTACAAGGAATATGCGGCAACATTGGGCAAAACATCGGCACAATTAACCGAAGCGGAAAAGAAACAAGCCTTTATTAATAAGGCTCTTGCCGTAGGGGTTGAGAATGCGGAAAAGGCCGGAGAACAAGGGATAAGCTTAAGCGAATCATGGGATAAATTAAAGGCGAGTTCTGAAAATTTATCTAATCATATGTTTTCAAGCTTGGCGCCGTCATTAACTAAGATTTTTGTAGGCTTAAGCAATATCATAGAGGCAACGGATATTTATGCAAATAGAAATAGCGTCGCGGGGAAAAGCGTTAGTGAATTAAGCAAAGATTTAGAACAAACTTTACAAGTTATTGAATTAAACAAGACGGCTATGGGATCCTTAAAAGCTAAGTCCGAAGAGTTTAAAAATATAAGAATGTTTACGCCGGGCGAATTAGAAGAGCGGGTAAAGCTTATTGAAGCGCAAATAGAAAAGGAAGGGGCTTTAGAAAGCAAAAGACTTGCCGGCATTGTGCAAAAAAAAGAGGATGCCAGGACCGAAGCATTAGCAAAACAAAGAGAAAACGACGAATTAGACCTAGAAAATAAGATAATAAAACAAGAAGAGGAACTTGCTCTAATTGGCGCAAACGATCAACAACAATTATCAGTAAAAATAAAAGGATACGACGCCGAATTAAAAACAAATATATCACATAAGCGCCGCATGGAATTGCTACAAAAAAAGGCCGCGACAACTGAAATATTAATTAATAAGGTTAAAGACGAGCAAATGATAAAGCAAAGAGATAAAACTCTAGGCTTATTTGCATCGTTAACAAGTAGCTCAAATAAACGTCTAGCGGATATAGGCAAGGCGGCGGCATTAGTACAAATTGCCATTCGTACACCGGAGGCGGTCGGGAATGCCTACACATTTGGGTCAAAAGGCGGCCCGGTTTTAGGCGCCGTTTTTGGCGGTATTGCGGCGGCGGCAATGGCTTCGCAAGCGGCTCAAGTTGCGGGCGTACAATTAGCCGAAGGGGGCGTTGTTCCGGCCACATCGGGCGGAATGCAAGCCACAATAGGCGAGGGCGGACGCGATGAGGCGGTTATTCCATTAGATGATTTTGACGGCGGCGGAATAGGCGGCAACGTGACAATTAATGTATTTGGCGGCCTCTTGGGCGACGAATCAAGCGCAAAAGAGTTTGCCCTTGAGGTTGATAAGCAATTGTTTAATCTAAGAAAAAATAATGAAAGCGTTGCCTTTGATTCGGGAGTTGTTTAAATGGAATTTTTAAAGAATAATTATTTTGAAACATCAACGGCATTGGTTGTCGATTCAAACACATTGACGGCTGACAACTTATTAATTAGGGATCCGTCTTTTCAATATGTGACCAACGGCTTAGACGACGATGCAACAACGTCAAGCTTGACCATTAATTTTGACTCAACATTATCAGTTTCTCGAATTGCCTTACAGCAAATAAATGTAAAGGCCTTTGATATATTTTACAACGGCGCAACCGCATCAACATTTACATTAGATTCGGCCGCGCATACTACAACAAGCCAATTTTCTAATAATTCTTATTCATCAATGATGCTAAAAACAAGCGCGGTTAATTGCACATCGGTAACATTTGATTTTAAATCAACTATAACGGCCAACGCAGAAAAGGCCATAGGATATATTTACCTAGGCGATACTAAATTAATATTCCCTAGAATCCCAACATCTAAAAATTATAAGCCTAAATTAAACGCAAAAGAGGTTGCCCACAAGTTAAGCGACGGCGGTTTAAGGTTGCATATCGTTGATAAGAAATTCTCAACTAAAATTAAATTTAAATATATTACCGAAACCTTTAGGGATGATCTTTTTACCGTTTGGGATGAAAAAAATGATTTTGTATTCTCGGCCTTTGAGACTTCCGCGGGTTGGGATGGGATATTTTATAAGGTTGTTTGGCCCGGCGGGTTTGATTTTTACGAATATTCCGAGGATAGCAAAACGGCTAATTTTACGGGCTCTATAACCTTGAATGAGGTTTCTTAATGAGTGGTATTTTAGGGGAGCTTCAAAATAATAAATCTAAAGTTTTTAGACGGGCTTATATAAAGCGCCGTTTATTGGCAACGGGGCTCTTTGAAAGCGAATGGCAAGAGATAACAAGCGATGTTAAAAAGTGGGGCCAAGTAGTTCAACAAATTGATCTATTAAAGCCGGGGCGAATTAGATTTTCAACAACAAATATTGTTGTTGCTAATGATAGCGGTCGATATAATCCCGAAGAGGATAACTCTAGTTTATGGTTTGGTTATGCTTCTCAACAAAGAACACTTTTAAAAATAGAGGCCGGATTTTCAAAACAAACACTTGGAGCGGATGGAATTTACACTAATTCCGAGGTACCAAATACTTTTTGGGATGCCGCGACTTATGACGAAAATACATGGGATGAGACGGCCATTGTTTACACGGGAGTCATTCAAGGCGATATAAATATAAATGATAAAAACGAATTAACTTTAAAGGCGATGCCATTAACTCAAATATTAAGAGATTATCCGGCGGCAAGTTTAGACGGTTATACATCAACGGGAATGGTTGCCAGTGATTTTATTACAATGGTTAGGGATCACCAAGATAGCGCGGGCTCTTATGTATTCAGGCCCTTTTTTGATGATACAACAACAAATTGGAACATAGCCACAACAACGGTTAATTATCCAACATTAGACGACGGAAACGCGGAAAATGTAATTGATAGAAGTGTTTGGGATGTCATTGAAAAGCTTGCCGAGGCCGAGAATTTTACGGCTTATGTCGATAATGAGGCGGTTTTTAACTTTGTTGGAAAAGATGCTATATCAAGCGCAACAAGCTATGAGTTTCACGGCGTAGGCTCTAATGATCGATCTTATGGAATACAGATAAAAGGCATTGATTTTTTTGGATTTAGACAATCAAAATATTATTCAAGGGTACAGGTTAAACATGCGGCCGCGGATACATCGACAAGTTACGAGACGGTTGAAACCCAATTAAGCGTTGGCGGGGGTAATGGCCCTTGGAATTATGGTCATAAATCATTCCAAATGAGCAATCTATGGTTGGATGCAACGGCGGCCTCTTTGATTGCAAATTCTATTTTTACGAGCGTTTCGGCTAAGAAAAAAGAGCTTGAATTTAGGGCGACATTTGTCCCGCATTTAAATATCAATGATAGGTTGGGGATAACATACGATACAAACCCGGTTGAGGTTGGGAGCTTATGGGATTTAAACACATGGGCGGATACATCGGCCGCCGCATTGACGGGCGATGAATTAACATGGGATCCTTTTGTTGGGTCCGCAATTTCTATAAATAATGATGAGTATAGGCCTTTGATGATAAGGGTTGATTTAGATAAATTAGAGACTAAAATAATTGCAAGAGAGGTTTAACCATGCCATCAAGCGCAACAATAACCGCATTTAATGAGTTTTCAGCTAAGACACTGATTAAGAGCGCGGATCATAATACAAATTTCGGTGTTTTTCGAGGTCATATAATTGCGGTTGATCCAAATACAGCAACGGCGGCGGCAACGGGGACTTATGATTTAGGCTCAACGGAATACGCTTGGCGCAATGTTTATGCCAACAATTTTATTTTAGCAACGGCGGCAAGTCTTGTGACAAATTGGAATAAATATTCAATTACATATACAGACTTACAGGCGGCAACGGCTACAAATTTTAGTGAGATTTTCTCAAGTCCGGCAATGGGCACAATTGAGCGGGTTGTAATGAGACAAACGGCGGCCTTTACCGGCGGCGGTATTTCAGCAATTAGCGTTATGCTTGGAACAAGCGCGGACAATGATCGGATCGTTATGCCGTACGATGCGTTTAACACTTCAACGGTCGAGGATATTTATTCAATCTTTGACGTTCCGGCCTTTGATACGGCAACATCAATTAGAGTTTATGCAACATCAACCGGGGCAAATCTTGATTCACTTGCCGCGGGAATATTAGACGTTTATGTTTTAAGAGGGGCCATTGAATGAAACACTTAAGAAAATATCTTGGATATATATTATTAATATTTTTATTTTCAATTTATGCATACGCCGCGACGGTTATCACGGCGGATTTAATACAATTAAAGCCTAGCACAATCCCGTCAAGCGGCAACGCGGGCGCGATTCGATACGACTCAAGCGCCAACAAAGCAAAATTATATAATGGCTCAACGTGGGGCGATTTAGGCGGCGGGGGATCCGGCGGGGCTAAAAATTATTTTAGTGATTCAAACGAAACCATTAACTCGGGATCTTTATCGGGCATCGTTAATGTTTATAATTCCGGGGGGGCTTATACCGACGGGACAAGTGGGATACCGACATCAGTCGGTATTGTATTAACATCAACCACGGGCTTATTAGAGGGCGAAAACTCTTTGGTGATTCAGCACGGCGCCGCGGACGGATCCGGGCATGGAGTTTCTTTAACCAGTCAAACGGTCGATCCTCAAGACTATGGCCGAAAATTATCCGGCACTATTGAAATCGATTTTTCGGGAATGTTAACAAGTGGGGACTGGTCTTTAAAGGCCTATGATATTACTAACAGCGTTGAGCTTGCCGTTATTGGGGATGATACCGAGGCAATCCCAAATAGAAAATTTGCTTTACCGTTTCAAATTATATTAGGATCCACTACAGCTAGTTATAGGTTAAGTTTTCATTTAGCTTCAGACAGTGATACGGCGTCCGAATATTTATTATATTTTGACGATATTAAAAGCGGGCCTAGTGGGCTAATTCCGGGCGCGATTATAACGCCGCCCGTCGATTTTACTCCCACGTTTACAAGTGGGCCATTTACTTTAGGCAATGGCACAATTGACGACGCTTACTGGTCAAGGTCCGGGTCTTATATGGTTGGTCATATAAGAATGGAATTAGGGTCAACAACAAATGTTGGGACTTATTTAAAAATAGATATACCAGACGGTCAAAGTGTAGACACAACAAAGTTAACGGTTGGCAATGAGGCCACGGTTGGGCGGGGTACGGCACTAGAGACGGGGATCACTAGAATGGCCTTGTCCGTTGTTGCGATATCGTCAACCGAACTCGAATTAAAATATTTAACATCCTCGGCGGTACCAACATCAATCACTGTGAGCGGGCCGCATACTTGGACAACCGGAGATATTATTGATTTTCAATTTAAAATCCCAATTTCCGGTTGGTCCGCGGGTGCAAGCATAAGCACCACCGAGGCCCTTTTTAGTACGGTTAAGGCACAAGCTCAATTAAGCAATAATCAGGCCATTGCGGCGGCAACCGCAACCAAAGTCACAATTGATGTGGCTTCAATTGATAAGTTTTCAATGGTTGATACTAGCTCAAATAGAATAGATATAATAAAAGACGGTGATTATTTAATAAATATTGATGCAACATTAAATAATGTTTCGGACGGCGAACAATACACTTTATTTTTATATAAAAATGGTTCCTCTTTACGCCGCCGTCTTGCTAATTCATCCGCAACATTAATGATTATTGATATTGACAGGGTTGTTTCACTTGTTAAAGGCGACTATCTAGAGGTTTACGTTGATTCTACGGTTGACACTAATTACACAGTATTGGGGAGCGCTGACGATTTCAGCATTGATGTAATTCGCGTTGCTGATTTTAGCGCCTTTTCCGTGCACGGGACAAGCGAATTAATTGAAGCAATAAATTCTACTCAAACAAGTTTCACAATCACCGCCGGGACATGGGGCGATTTAACAAGTATTATTTTAACGCCGGGCGAGTGGGATATTTCGGCGCTAATTGTTTATTATTCAAACGGCGCGACAACAACGGCCACATTAAATTGTGGTGTTTCTACGGAGTCGGGAAATTCTTTTAGTGATGCGGCAACGGGTGACAATAGAGTTTATGAGGCTAAAACAACAACAACGGGACGGGCGGACACTGTAAATCTTATGAGGAAAAATGTTACGTTAACGGAAACAACAACTTATTACTTAAAGGCAAATGCATCCGGATCCATTACAAACCTTGAAACATTAGGCTATAAAATATCAGCGAGGAGAATCAAGTAATGAAATTTTTAATTATAATTTTACTATCAATATTTAGTTTTCAAACCTTTGCAAAATGTTTAATTATTAATGAGTCAAAAATTGAAGACGCAACCGGCTTTACACCGGCGGGAATGGTTGAGGCTTGCCCATTAGACAACGACGGAAAAGACGTTAAAAACTTTTTAGATATAACATATCAGAAAAACCAAACAACGGCTTGTATAAGTGAGGCCGATTGTTACGCAAAACTAGAAAATCTTTGCAGCGACTTTGAAAATAACTACGGCCGCCCAATTGTTGCGGGTGATTTTTCAGAGGTTTATTGCGTTAAGCCGGTTTATGATGCGGCAAAAAGAGCGGCGAGACTTGCGGCAATTCAAACCGCCGAGGATGAGCAAAAATTAAAAGATGATAAAAAGAAAAATGACTGGACGGCTCTTTGTGCGTCCGCAAAGGCCGGACTTGAAACGCTTGTTTGCGAAGACAAGGGATATTTATAATAAACAATAAGGGGTTTTATAATGCCATCAAGCGCAACAATAACCGCATTTAATGAGTTTTCTCCCAATACTTCGGCCAAATCATCCGAAGTAAACACAAATTTTAGTGTTTTTCGGGGCCATATATTGCCGGTAAATACAGACACCGCAAGCGCGTCCGATTTGACACATGATTTGGGTACGGATGATCATAGGTGGAATAAGGCTTATGTTGGATCCATTGATTTAGAGACATCAACAACAACGGCAAGCTTAATCATAGAGGGAAGTTTAACCGATACAACCGGCGCATTTAACTTTGTGATTGAGGGCTCAACGGTTACATCTATCAACGCTAATGGTTTAGATGTTGTTGGTTCATTAAATTTAGCTTTTCAATATGGATCGGCAAATACAAATACATCCGAGGGGGCCGGGGGGAGTGTTTGGAAAACGGTTGCAACATTGAGCGCAACATCTGTATATAATAATTATATGGAGGTTAGTTTCGGCCCACATAGTTTAAACGCCGCTCTTGCCTCTTATGAGTTCCAATCTTTGACAATCGGCGTTGGGGTTGTTGGTCAATTTAGAATATATAGAGATACAACAACAAATGTTATTTTTGAAAATCAATTCCAATTACCGTCAACGTCAACATCAAGAGCTTTTCCCTCAACCTTATTTGCCATTGATTTTAATCCAACCGCCGCCTGTACGTATGCCGTGCAATTTGCCGCATTAACTGGAAATAGAATTAGAATTTCTAATTGTAATATTATAGCAAAAGAATTGCCCTACGGCCCTTAACGCATTGACAACCGTCCTATTAATGACCATATTTTTAATATGAGACTTATAAAAGATAGGGCGGAAAATGAATAAAGAAACATTATATAATATTTATAGACACCGATATTTAGACGGAAAAGACATGGGCCTTATTGTCCCGGTTGATGTCATGATTGAGCTTGCAAGCTCTTGCAATTTGGCTTGTTCTTATTGTTATCATTCCGCGTCAAACAAAGACAAACTCCCCTTTACAAAGGGAATAATGCCGGAGCATATCGCGCTTGATATCCTAGATCAATCCGCTAGGCTTGAGGTTAACTCATTAAAATTCAACTTTAGAGGCGAAAGCACTATAAACCCTAGCTATACAAAAATTGTAAAATACGCAAAGAGTTTAGCAAGTGGGTTGACATTTATTGATAGAATCGCAAATACTAATTTTCAGATTTTACCTAAATTTAGGGATGATAAATTTGACGGCCTTGCTAGCTTAACCAAAGTCAAAGTTTCCTTTGATTCTTTTAATAAACAAATTTTTGAAAGCCAAAGAATCAAGGGGGACCATGATTTAATCATGGAAAACATTGATTTATTTTACAATTCTAAAGAGCGTATTAAGTCCGAGACACAATTAATTTTACAAGCAGTAAGAACAAAAGCAAACGCCGATGAGGATTTTATGGCGATTGCAAAAAGTAAATGGCCTGAAATAGAGGTTTCAATACGTGATATGGTTGACGGAAGGTTGGAGACGAGCGTCCAAGATGAGGCCGTAAACGATCGAGATTTTGACAATAGGCAATCATGCATCCAAGCCTTTGTGAGAATGATTTTTTTACATGATGGGCGGGCTCAAATGTGTTGCCCTGATATAAAAGAAAAGCTAGTTTTAGGTAATATAAATGAAACATCATTATATGAATTGTTTAATTCATCTAAGGCGGAAATGGTTAGATCCAACCTAAGAGATAAAAAAGCCTTTTTGTGCGAGCCTTGCAAGGGTTGTTCAAGTTATGAGTCATTTAAGGGTTTTAAACCTAATAAAGATAGTTAATTAAGATAGGGGTTGTAAATGATTATAGAATGGCGTTCAATACCGGGCTTTGATGATTATTTAGTTAGTGATAAAGGAAAAATATTTTCTCTAAACACTAAGGGCGCAAGATTCTTAAAACAAACAACGACGCCAGCGGGATATCTTGTAGTGGGGTTAAGTTTAAAATATAAAAATTTTTATAAAAAGAAAATATTAAAGGTTCATCGTTTAGTTATGTTAGCATTTAACGGTCAATCAAGATTAACGGTCAATCATAAAAACGGAATTAAAACCGACAATAGGCTTGAAAATCTTGAATATTGTACAATGTCAGAAAATAATAAACATGCATATCTAACGGGCCTTAAGGATAACCGCGGGGCAAATCACGGACGCGCTAAATTAAGCAATAATGATATTATTTTAATTAGAGATATTTACCGTCAAGGTATTTATTTTCAACGAAATTTAGCAGACATTTTTAATGTCAGTCAGGGACTTATTGGACTTATAGTAAGAAAAAAAAATTGGACACATATATAAAAGGATAGGGGAAATTATGTTAAATAATAAAGAAAATGCGGGAATTATCGTTTGTACAAGATTAAATTCTTATAGAATACCCAAAAAGCCGGCGCATGAAATAAACGGAAAATCTTTAATACATCATTTACATTCTAGATTAAGTAAGACAAATTTGCCCATTATTTACGCTTATCCAGAAAATGAGGTTGCGGCGTATTCAAATATTTTTAATAAGTTTGGGAAACAAAATTATAAATGTTTTGCCGGAATGGGCGAGGATCCTTTATTAAGAATGTATAGCGCCGCCGTCGCTAATAAATTAGATATAATAATCCGTGTTACCCACGATAAAATTTTTGTTGATCCCGATCAATTACTAAAAGCCTTAGCCATATTCAAACAAGATAATTTAGATTATTTATCTTGCACGGGATTAATACCGGGCACGGGTTTTGAAATCATATCTTTGACGGCTCTTGCAAGGGCTAGTGATAAGTTTGAAAATGTTGAACATATTACTTACAGCATTAGAGCTATTACGACTAATTCAATGGATATTAAGCCGGGATATATCGGGGCTCTTGATAGAAAAAACATTAGATTATTAATAGATTATCCAAAAGACTTGGAATTAATGACGGCAATTTTCGCAATTTTAGGGAATAATTGCACATTAAAAGAGGTCTTAAGCTTTTTGGGCGCTAATAGATGGGCTAAGAAAATAAATAAAATGCCTAAAGTGACTATTTATACATGCTCTTATAATTCGGCTCTTTGGCTTGCCGAATGTTTAAATAGTATTACAAAACAAACAATATTTAATGATTGCGAATTGTTAATAATTGACGATCATTCAACCGATGCAAGCCCGGTTTTAATGGCCGAGACGGCGCAGAAATATCCTAATGTTAGATATATCAGAAACAATAAAAACATCGGATTATCGTCTAGCTCTAATGTGGCATTAAAAGAAGCTAGGGGAGATTATATTATAAGGATTGATGCCGACGACTATCTTACAAATGAATTTTCTATTAAGCGAATGTTTGACCATATTTTGCAAAGTGAAAAGGAAATTATTTACGGTGATAATCACCATGGATCGACTAGAATCATACAAAAGGGGTCCGCGATGCACCACGTAGGATGCGCTATGTTTAAAACAAGTGCAATTAAGCATTTACAATTTACAGAGGATTTAAGAAATCATGATTCTCTAGATATATGGGCAAGGGCTCAATCTATATTAAAAATAGGTTATTTAAACCGCCCTATATTCTTTTATCGACAACATGATAATTCTATGAGCAAAACTAACTTAGTTGAGCGCAAACAAACCGAGGATAAAATAAAAGAGGCTTATTTATGACGACACAAGAAATTGACGTTTTAAAATTATATGCGGGACAAATAAAGGGCTTTGAAGACCATGAGAAATGGAACGCTTGGCTAAGAGATTGTTTAAAATATGAAAAGTTAAATCAATTATTAGCTATTAGAAAAGGCCTACAAATGGGCATAAGTGCCGCGGAAAAAAAGAAACTAACAACGGAAGGGCTAATAAATACATATTGCCGTTGGATAGGATCCATAGACAAGACAATGAGGAAAATTGTTAAAAAACGGCAAGACCTATCGAATGATTATAAATCTAAAAAACAACGTGATTCTGAATTTGAAACATTCTTAAGAAAAGAGTCCTATTAATGCCTTTACTTATAGCCGAAATCGGGAATTTACACGACGGGAATTTAAAAACAGCCAAAGAAATGATAAGGATTGCCAAAGAATCCGGCGCGGATCTTGTTAAGTCTCAAGCCTTTTTAGCTAAAGATTTAAACGGCTCAATGCCTAAAGATTTCTATAAAAAATGCGAGTTTACTTTTGACGAGCATTTAGAGCTTATTTATTATGCGGATGAGGTCTTAAAAATTCCAATGTTTAACTCTATATTTTCAACCGAATATGAAGATTTAAATCTACATCAAACATTTATTAAGATCGCGGGCGGGCAATCTAGTAATAAGGATTATGTAAATAAACGCGATACATTTAGGGCAATTATATCATTAAAAGAAAATTCTTATTTACCACAATTAAAAAGGGCTAGGGTTTTGCATGTTAGCGACTATCTGACAACGTGCCCAAACCTAGAGAGGATTAGATTCTTAAGCGAGTTATATAAGCGCCCTTGTGGTTATTCAGATCATACGGTTGGGATTGACACCGCTATTAATGCGGTTAAAGTTTGGGATGCAAATGTAATTGAAAAGCATTTTACACTTACAAGAGATATTAAATTTAAAGGCAAACAATTTAGGGATGCGATTCACGCGGCCTTGCCAAAAGAGTTAGAAACATTAGCAAAAACAATAAACAAATAGGGGAGATAATGGAAAATAAAAAAGATGATTGCCGATGTGTTATTTGTGACACGGTTGGGAATTGGGAAAACGTAGATGAATATAGAGTAAAAAAGGAAGGGATGCATGTTTGTAAATCATGCGGATTTGTTGCTTATCCTCAAAAATATATGAATGAGGATGAGGCTAAAAAGTATTACGAGCATGATTATAGAAAGCCGCCCGCAATTGGCAACCTTTACACGGGCCAAAGAAAGCTCAATATGCATTCGCATTTTTTAGGGGAAACACTAGAGAAATGGCAAAAGGATAAAAAAGAAACTCCCGTTGTTGCCGATATCGGCGCCGCCTATGGGATGTTTTTAAATTGGGTCCGCTCTTATTTTCCAAAAGGCGAATATTTGGGCACCGAATTTGCCGAATCATACCGCCGAAACGCTTTTCATGAATACAATTTAAATTTAGGTAAAGATTTCGATCAAACAAAGAAATATGATCTTATTACAACTTATAAGGTTGCGGAGCACCAATTGGACGTTGATTTAAGACTTCGCGAATATGTGGAATGTCTAAAAGAAGACGGCCTTATATATGTAAGCGTCCCCACTTGGTTTAATAAAATGACTAATTTCGGCCTTGATGGGTTTGATTTAGAATATTATTATCATCCCGACCATATTAATGTTTGGACACAAAAATTATTTGAAACTCTATTAAAAAAAGTAGGCCTAGAGGTCGTTAAATTTGACGGCATTATGTATGACGAGTCATATTTATGTAAACGCAATGACTCATTAATGGATGAGCCAAGAGTTTATGAGGATTATAAGGAAATAATCGAGCGTATGAAAAACATTAAATTGGCGTCCGATTTATATCAGAAAAGAGACTTTGACGGGGCTCTAAAAGCGTTTCCTAATTACTTTGAGGCTTGGAATGCAAAATTAGAAATAGGCCGCGCAGATAGCCACAAAGACGGTCAAATGCAAGATCCCTTAGAGTATGTTTTAGAGACTTTTGTAAACCCATGCCTAGAGGCTTGCGGCCGCTCTTTAAACGCTCTAAGACTGGCAACCGATGTCCATATGCGATATGGGAAATATAAGGCGGCGACAACATACATTGACGAGGCCTTAGAATTAAGACCTAATCAAGCGACTTTTTTAATGGCCTTAAGTCATTGTTATAGACAATTATCATTGCAAGAATCTAATCAAGATGAGAAAATACGCTTATTAAAAGAGGCAAGAGACGTTTGTAAATACATCCGAGAAGTTGACGAGCAAAGCACGGTTGAAGCGACTAATTGGATTTATCAAGACAACGCATCTTTACCTGTAGAAACTAACATATAAAAGGGGAATAAAATGAACGGAATAAAAGAATTAAAAGAAATAGTAGAATTTATTGGATCTTTGGTCACGGCCGCGGATCAAGCCACACAAGACGGCATTAGTATTGAAGACGTTGCGACATTTGTTGCGCCGATGTTACTAGCTCCGGCCGCGTTTGCCGGTCTTGATGAGGCTAAATTAGAGCTTGCCGATTTAAGCCAAGACGAATTAAAAGAGTTAAACGATGCTTTAGCTATTAAATTAGACCTTGTTAATGATGATCTTGAGGGCTTAGTTGAAAAGGCTTTAAATATCGCGCTTGAGGTTTACGCAATTTTGCAAAAAGTTAAAGAGTTAAAAGCCTAATATGGGTTATTTAAAATCAATTCTTGCGGGCCTTAGTGCCCTCAAGGAAATTTTAAATATATTTAAGTTTATATGGGCTAAGTATGAAAAGCGCCAAGAGCGCAAACGCCTTGAGGAACTTCAAAGAGCTATCAATAACGATAAGAATCAAATCCCGCTTGAAAAGGCCATAGGGTCGGACAATGCCGGGAAACCTACAAAAAGGCGCGAAGGTATTGAAGTTGAAAAGTCTAAATAGTTTAATATTTATTTCATTCTTATTATTAATAGGATGTCCAGACTTTGAAGACATTCAAGCGGACATATTTATCCCAAATGCGGAAAAATTAAGAATTGAGCGTCATTTAGAAAATGGCGATATTGAGTTTATTAGGGCCAACAATCCGGCCATAGAAAAATATAGATGTTTGCATAAACTTGATTTAGAAAATTGGGTTAAAGAATGCTCTATGAAATGCGGAAGTGAATGAGTTTAAAATTTGATATTATTTTAGACGGAAAAGACTATAGAGCAATTACTCAACAATATACATTAATTGTTTTACATCATACCGGTTTTGGAGATCGAAAAGACATAAGCCCGTCATTATGGCGCCGCCTGTATATAAATATAGGTAAATATCTGGCAAAAAAGGATAAGATTTATGTATCAAGTAATTATTTAATAGGTCGAAAAGGATCATTAACCCAAATTATAGATCCTGACAAACACATAGCTTTTCATGCGGGCCGCTCTTCTTTTTGGAACTCAATTACAAGAAAATGGCAAAAAGGATGCAATGATTTTTCAATAGGTGTAGAAATAATCGGGGACGGCAATAAAATTGCATATACAGCCGAACAATATAATTCATTAGCTAAATTAATTAATCATTTAATGGATAAATATCCGCATATAAACCCTAATTGCATTGTGTCTCATGAGATGATTTCGCCGGGGCGCAAAAATGATGTTGGTAAATATTTTGAATGGCGGAAATTATTTGAGCTTATTTATTTATCAAAATAGTTTATACCTACATGTTTCCACGTTTCTAAATTTCTAATTCGATTTATTGTTTGCCTTGTCACGCTATATTTTAAAGATATTTCAAAATCTTTATATTTACTCAATAATGAAAATTTAATTTCGTAAACTTGTTTTTCGGTTAACTTTGAATAATGAGATTTTGATCCGCGCTTTTTTTCTCTTAATTTATTTTCATAAGCATGCTTATGATTTTGTGAATAAGTACAATATTCAAGGTTTTCTAGTCTGTTATCGGTCTTAATCCCGTTTTTATGGTTGACGGTTAACTTTGAAGAGCCTTTGAATGCGAGTATTACAAGGCGATGAATTGAGTAATTTTTGCCTTTTCCATTTTTATATAAAGATACTCTTTTGTACCCTGAATTTGATATAAACCAGGATTTAATTTTATTTCTTTTAATATTTTTTATTTGCCCATCACTACTTATTAAATAATTATTTAAGTTTTTTATTGTTTTCCATTCTATCATTTATACCTATCCTTTTATTTTTATTTAACAGTTTCCCATGCGTCCGGCAAGCCTTGGCCTTGTTTGTAAACATCTAAGCCAATATCAACGGCCTTTATATCTCTTTTGCCAGCGGATAAGGCGAGCGCATACATGGCGGCAACGTAGGGGGTTGCCATAGAGGTCCCCGAAAATTTCTTGTAATCCCCGCCGGGTACGGTTGATAAAACACTAGATCCGGGGGCAATAAAATCTATTTCGGGCCCAAAATTGCTAAAATAACTAAATTCATCCCTATAATTTGAGGATGAAACGGCAACAACTTCAACATAGGCCGCGGGATATCCTACGACGTTTGCGGCGTCATTCCCGGCCGCCCCTACAATTATTAAGCCCTTGTCGTATGCTTCTTTTATGGCGTCATATATTATGCTTGAGGGCCTATCCGATCCAAGGCTTAGATTAATAATATCGGCTTTACCTATGCAATTTAAGATCCCTTGGCTTATATCCGATCCCCATCCGCTCCCGTTTTCGTCTAAAACTTTAACGGCCCAAATCTTAGCGTTAAAAGCGAGCCCTTTAATGCCAATTCCATTATCAACGCCGGCGATTATTCCCGAAACATGTGAACCGTGATCCGCGTCGTCATAATAAGAATCGGATCCATTTACAAAACCCATTCCGCCCTTAATGTTGTCTATTAAATCCGGGTGTTTGGTATCTATTCCCGTATCAACAACGCAAACGGTCACGCCGGCGCCGGTTGATATCTCCCATGCTTTTCGAGCATTAAGGCGATCAATCCCCCAATCCAAAACTTGACTTGGTTGATCCGGGTTTGGCTCTTGCGGCGGCGCGGGCTCTTGTGAACATGATCCTAATGATGATTGATGAATTATATCTAATTCAAATCTTATATTCTTGTCCAGATTTACTATGTGATTGTCTTTAAAATAAGCAACATATCCCTTATTATATTTAAGTTTCTTAAGTATTCGCCCATTGTTTCGGCCTATGGCCTTTTCAATATCTTGATGAGTTTTAATTTTAGATTTTGAATAAACAATAAATCGAGTGCCGGAGTAATTGAAATCAGGATAAGGCTTCTTAAATGTATGCAAGTTTGATTGCCCGCAACTAAACAAAAATGCCGATAATACTAAAAACGGTAATATAATTTTCATAAACTCCCCTATGATTAAAAGAAAGCTTAATTATAATCGGGTAAAATATATTGTAAAGATCGAAATTCTTGAATAGTTAATCTTTTATTTTTATATAAGACTTTGATCCAATTATAGAAACTAGCCCTTTGATAGAATGTTTGGCATGATTCTTTAATACTAATAACTTTTAAAAATGTAATATTATCCAAAGTCCCCCCTAGAAAACATAAGAATAAAGGGGAGAATTAGGAAAAGAGCAAACCCGGCTAAAAGGCTTTGCTCAACAAATACTAATAATATTAACGCCATAAAAGAGAATAAAATCAAAGTCACGCCGGCAATTATAGCCAAAAGTTTAAAATAAGCCTTTATAATTTCTTTATTCCACATAAACCCCCCTAGGTTTGGCTTCATTTACTCCCCTTGTTCATAATCAAAAATAGCCTTATTTTTAAGCCGTTTAAGCCTGTAATATTCGGCCATATTTTCCTTATGTCTGATATGTCTTGCAAGGGCCTTGTCGATTTCCTCTTGATCCTTTTCAGCTTGCGGTCGGTTTTCACGTTGCCGCTTTATCTCGGCCCTTTTCTCTTGCCATTTATGAAGGTCATTCATCGGCGCGTCAATGACGGCGTTGCCCATAGCTATAAAAATTAAGGCAGTTACAACGGCCAACATTTAATAACTCGTCGCGGTTGCCGCGGTTTGATTTAAGTACAATTCAACTTGTTTATAATCGGCGCCCTTTGTGAATCCCTTCTCGGTCATATATTTAAGCCATTCATCAAGCTTTAATTTGTCTATTGAGTTTAGAGTTTTTCCGGCATTCGCCCCTTTTGTCATAACGTATTGACCTAGATCAAGCTTATGTGGGGGCATATCGGGCGGGGGTGCCATTTCCGGGCCCGGCGCGTATGTTTTAGCCTTTTGATTATTTAAATTAGCCGGCGGCCTTGTGGGGGGCTTAATTGGCGCCGGCTTTGATACTTGTTTAGGTCTTGGCGGTAATGCTTGAGTTTTAGGCTTATTATTACTCGCCGCGTTTCCGTCGTCGTCGTCGTCGGCCGAAACATTCAATATTGCGCTTAAGGCATAACGCCTTGCATATGTTAAAGCGGATCCTATTTCTTGAGGTTTGCCATTGGCGGGTAAAGGGTATTGAGATTGCATCCATTGGCCGGATGAGTGAATTAATTTAGTAACTAACAAAAATTTATTGTCTATATATAAAGTTAATTGAGTCACGGCAAGGCCATTGCTTGAGAGTGACTTTTTAGAGCAATCTATAATTGAATTAAGATCCGCATATTTAGATTTGAAAAATGGGTTTACTTGATTCTTAATAGGGGAGTTAATTGAACTTTGAGCCTTTGCAAGTGCTCCCGCTAATTCATTAATATTTTCACTTTGATTTTGTGGTTTGATACATGGCGATAATTCGCCCGTTGATTCATTCATATTTTACCTATCCTTTTTTATCCTTATGTCTAGATATTAAAATCTAGCCTTTGTGTCAAATAAAAAAAGGCCCTTGAGAAATCAAGAGCCCTAGGATAGTGTTCTAAAGATAGGTGTCAATAGGAACGGGAAAAGAATACATTTGTTTCCCGTTCTTGTCGACACTTAAAATTAAGATTATTAAAAACTTATTTCGTTATTAAATAACAACGGTAGGGAAAAACCCAACGGCGGGGAATAAGTTTTATTTGTGGTACCGCGGGACCTTTAAACCACAAACGCAGATTGTAGCGTTGCATGGGTCGAATAAGATTTAATGTGCAGATTATCCCTAGGGGTTTAATTGCATTCTTATTTGACTGTAAACCTTAAGAGAAAAAAGAATTAAGGGAAAAACAAAGCTATTTGTTAATTCGTAAAGGGGAGCAATACTATTTGCTAGGCAATAGCCTTAATTAACAACTCTCTTGAATAGTAAAAAACAAGAGCGCGCGAAAACCTCACACCATTGCTTAGGCAAGATATTTCGCAAAGAATCCCCAGACCAACATAGGTCAAAGCTCAATGTTTACGCGTTGGGCTAATGGGGTACTTTGTCCCGCGGGACTTCCTAAAACCTTCCTTGGCAATATATTATTGATGTGTAATGAGTTCAAAAACCTTGATGTTAATTAATATTTATGTGAATTAAACTTTATTAAATGAATTTAGTTGTAAACAAAAAGAGGTGTCAAAATGAATGATAAAACATTAATCATTAATCAATCATTAATAAATAAATTTAAATCAAGTAAAGGCGGGTTTTCAAATAAAAGTCTTGAGGTATTCAATGTTAAATATCCTCTAATTAATGGTTGGATGAAAGAATTAATAGGACAAGAGATTTCAGAGAAAAGGGTTTTGCATTACTATAATAAATTAAATAAATATAATGAAAATAAATCTATTAATAATAATATTAAACATAAGGATAGTTTAGAAAATAAGCTTGATATGATATTAAATACACTTTCTTTGCTTAATGATAGGATTGAGGCTTTAGAAAATAACCATTAGGGGAGTTAATGATAAATTTTACAAGTCATACTATAAATATGTGTCTTTTCTCATTACTATTTATTTACAACTTTACAGCGGTTAAGCCTGATTTAGTTGAAATGGATATCTTAATTGTAATGTTTTTACTCCATTACAACCTTAAATAATGTTTGATTTAGGGGAGCTTTAATTATAAGCATAGAAAAAGGATAGGTGTAAATGACTGATAAACTCAATTTAAAATTAGGCGATACCGTACGAATTAATCAAATCTTAACCGTTGCCAAAACTAATAGATTTGGCAAGATTTGGCGTATTTGGAGACGTACAAAAAAGTCATACTCAATCGGTTCCGTTGGCTTTGTTTGTGGCAAGCGTTGGAAAAGATGCGGATATTCGGAATATAATTCAATATATTCTCAAGGCCGGTTAATTGTTGAAAAGTCTAAAATGTGCTATTTAATAGCCTATTCAATTAGATCAAAACCCGTCCTATGTATGCCCGACCAATTAGACGTTTTATCAATCGAACCATTAAAGGGTAAAAAATCGAATGATTTTATTCATGCCGGACATACGAGCGTTTACAAATGAATTATAAGGGGGTTTAAATATGGATATAATTAAAACAATATCATACAATCAAATTGAAATTATCAAAGACATAGTTTCGCTGCATACCGGATACATAGAATTAGATCCAACATATTCAAAAGGTAATTTTTATAAGGATGGCTTAATAAAAGAGCCTCATTATAAATATGATCTATTCCCCCAAAGAGAGGGCGTTATAGAATCCGATGCGGCCGCCCTTCCTTTGCAAGATTCTTTTATTAAGTGCATGATGTTTGATCCCCCGTTTATCGTAGGGAACACCACCGGCAAGCCTAGCGGTAAAATTGCACAGAGATTTGGGGCATTTAGATATATTAAGGATTTATGGGCATGGTATGATCTTTGCTTAATCGAATTTTACCGTATAATAAAACCAAAAGGATATTTGATTTTTAAATGCCAAGATACAGTAAGCAGCGGCAAACAATATTTATCCCATATTCATATAATTAATGAGGCGGAAAAATTAGGATTTTATACTAAGGATTTGTTTGTTTTATTAGCTAAAAACAGAATCATCGGCCACAACCATAAAAACCAAAAACACGCCCGAAAGTTTCATTCTTATTTTTTGGTATTTGAAAAAAAGGTAACTATTGAGCAAACGAATTAAACAAAACATTAGGGGATATTTTGGATTTATTACACGGTCAACAATACTCAAAAGATAATGATATTAAAAATTTTATAATTAACGGTCCTAATATAAAGTTGATTTGTAAGTGGTTAGATATTTACTTTGGAATATTTGAAATTGAAGGGTTTAAAGATGCCTTTATTTTTAAAGAATTTGATAAACCTAATATCAGGTTTGAAGTTAACAAAAACGGCTAACTCTATGAACTTATTACACATAATTTTAGCTTTACACTGTTCATTATAAAGTGAACAGTAATTATAAACATAGGCTTAAAATAATTGTAAACGAACTACCGAGGATTTCACGGTAGTTGGATAGATTAAACAGGCTAATATTGTATTACGGTACAAAAAAAGAGGGGATTAAATGATATTTTTCGGTGTTTTTGTTTTTAGCTTTGCGCTTTTCTTTGATGTCATTAATGAGAATCAAAGACATATTGAGATAGACAAGGCGCCCGTTAAAAAGGTTAAAATTATTTTAAAAGATAATTGCATACATTTTAAACCAGGCTCAACAAAGGCCGTCTATTTGGTTTGTAAGGGGGATTAATGGATTATTTAAAAGCATTCTTAATATTGGCTTTATCGATACTTTGTGGCCTTTTTATCATGGCCCTAGCTATTTTATTTATTCCCGTTGGTTATTAGTACAATGCGGCAATTCTTAATAATACATAGCATTAAATATAAAAAGTCTGTATATTATCAGCATGAGACTTGATGTTTATGTTAAACATTGTAAAAAGTTGATTGATAAATACGGCCCTTACAAGGCCAACAAACAACTTTTAAACGATGTTTGGACAAAAATTAAGAATGAGCCCGACGAATTTATTATAAAGCGCGTCAATGACCTAATGTCTTCAAAATGTACTTATTCAGACCTATTCACAATTGACGACTTTCTCCCCAATATCAACAACCTTTTCCACATAAAAAAGCCCGTAAATTCAAAGGGTTTTCATAAAAAAAGAGACATCAAAAGAAACAACCAAAGCCTTAAAAGAGTTTTAGATTCTATGGGTGCAAGCAATATAATTGATGCTATGAGCAAAGTTAAACGGTCTAGGATGTAAGAAAATGCAATATTTTTAATAATTTACATTATACAATTTTTTCATGGCTATAAATTTAAGAGAATTTAAGAAAGTTTATAACAACCTAAAAGACTATCCGACGGTTAAAAACGTCGCAAATAAATTCGGCGTATCGGATCGAACAATCTTTGCATGGGTTAGCCAATTCAAGAGCGCCGGCAAGTCCGGCTTAATTGATCGGTCTCAAGGGGCATTAAAAGAAGCAAAACCCGATAAGAAACCGGAAACAATGTTAAAAGAGGTTAGGCTTGAGAGTGAGATCAAGAGCCTAAAATCTGATTTAGATCATGCCCAAAAGCAAGCCCTAACAAGTCTAAAGCTTAAAAAGCTAATAGCTGAAATCAATAGATCAAGCTTTGATAAGTCCCCAAAATGGATAAGTAAGAAATCAAAACAAATAAACTCATTAACCGGCATCCCTACTCTATTTATTAGCGATGTTCATTTTGACGAGTATGTTGATCCGGCTCAAATCAATTTTGTTAATAAATACACTAGAGAAATTGCCATAAAGAGGCTTGAAACAACCTTTAAATCAACCGATAATATATTGAATAATTTCGTTTCAAATCCCACTTATGACGGGATTGTTGTCGCCCTTGGCGGTGATATGTTGAGCGGAAATATTCATGATGAATTAAAAGAAACTAACGAATTTACAATTTTAAGTAGTGTACTAAAATTGACCGAGGTCTTAATTCAGGGATTAGAATTTTTGCATGGTAAATTTGGGAAGGTGCATTGTGTTTGCGTCGTGGGCAATCACGGACGGATGAATAAAAAGCCCACGGCTAAGAATAAGATTTTCGATAATTACGAATGGCTAATTTATCAATATTTAGCCAAGCATTTTATGAACAATAAAGATTTTACTTTTCAAATCCCCGACGGCCCGGACGCCTTATTTGACATATATGACACATCTTTTTTATTAACACATGGCGATCAATTTAGGGGCGGCGCCGGGATAAGCGGAATATTAACCCCTTTATACTTAGGAATGCATAAGAAATTAAAGAAACAAACGGCCCTACAAAAGCCCTTTGATGTTTTAATGTGCGGTCACTTTCATCAATATATTCATACTAATAATTTAATTGTAAATGGATCAGTTAAGGGCCTAGATGAATGGGCAAATTTAATGAATTTCCCTTATGAACCGCCACAACAAGCCTTGTTTATAAACAATCCCAAATTAGGTCAAATTTTCAGAACGCCAATTTTTTGTGAGACCGATAAAAAAGATTATGAAAAGGAAATAAAGCATAAGGTTTTCGGATGAGAGTCCGCAAGGCGATAAATATCAAGGGCGAGAAATATAGCTTTAAATATTTAACGCCGCAAGAAATGGGCCATGTTTACGGCCGATGTGATTTTGCAAACAAGATCATTTATTATGACGGCACATTAAAAGGCGACATTTTAATACAAACAATCTTGCACGAAATAGGTCACGCCATATTATTTGAGGTTGGATTATTGCAAGCAGTAAATCAAGATTTACATGAAATCATTGTGGAAAATTATGCTAATGAGCTATGTAAACACTTTAAAATCAATTTTAAATAATGCGTCAAAATCAATTCTTTAATTGATAAAATCTTAAACCCCTAATAGCTTAAGGCAAAAGATAGGGGGAAATAATGAATGTTTTAATCACAGGTTGTTGCGGCTTTATAGGGTCACATTTAGCCGAATTTTACGCAAAACAAGGTCATAGAGTTATAGGCGTTGATAGTCTATTAACCGGAAAATTAAGAAATATAGATTCAGTTAGAAAACTAGATAATTTTGATTTTATCCAAATAGATGTATCTGATTATATTTCGGTTGAGCGGATATTTAAAAGGGCTAAATATTTCGATGTTGTATTTCATCAAGCCGCATTAGGATCCGTCCCTAGATCGTTTGGAGATCCGCGGGCCACGTTTAAAAATAATGTTGATGGGTTTCAAAGAATATTAGAGGCTTGCGTTGAGTTTAAATCCGGGAAAATTGTTTTTGCGTCGTCGAGTAGTGTATACGGCAAAACGCCTAAAACAATTAGGACCGAGGGCCTAGAGGGTAAAATAAAGAGCCCTTATGCAATGTCTAAATCAATCAATGAATTACAAGCTAAATCAATGTCAGAAACCTACGGCCTAAAATATTACGGCCTTAGATACTTCAATGTGTTTGGTCCAAGACAAGATCCAAAAGGGGCTTATGCGGCGGTAATACCAAAATGGGCCGAGGCTATGAAATACGATCAAGATGTCTATATATATGGCGACGGCGAGACGGCTAGGGATTTTACTTACATTACAAATGTAATTAATGCGAATATTCTTTGCGCAATTAGTAAGGAAAACTATGCAAGAAACACTTTCTATAATGTTGGTTGTAGTAAATTAACGACATTAACAACGCTTGCCAATGACATGCTTAAAATAATGGACTCAAAAAGTAAGATTATTTATGTTGATGAGAGGCAAGGGGATATAAAAAAAGCCCGGGCAAACTTAAGAAAAGCACAAAACCTTTTGGGTTATAGGCCTATTGTGAATTACAAAAACGGCTTAGAGCTATATTTAGAGCATTTTAAAAAGGAAAAAAAGAAATGATTAAAAAAATAGGTTTTTGCGGTCTTGGCGTTGTTGGGGGAGCATTAAAACAATGGATCCAAGAGAAAACAGAACATGAGATTAAAATTTATGATCCCGGTTGCAATTACTTTGATGATTTTAATGATTGCGATGCGGTATTTATAGCCGTTCCGGTTGCAATAAAGGAATTTAAAGAGGATTTATCCATTATAGATGAGTCAATTAGACGATGTCCGCAAGGGGCTAAAATATTCATACGCTCAACCGTAACGCCGGGGACTTGTGACATGCTATCAAAAAAGCATGATAAGATTATTTCAGCAATGCCGGAGTTTTTAACCGAGCGTCGAGCCTTTGACGATATGTGCAAGAATGATATTATTGTCGGATTTCCCGAGGATTGTCCCGAGTCATACGACATTTACAAGACGGCCTTAGATATATTTGACGATAAAAAACAGATTCATTATGTGAAAAATAAAGAGGCGGAAATGACTAAGTTTACTCATAATTGCGCGGGCGCGGTTAAAGTTACTTATTGGAATATCATTAATTCATTATGTGAAAATGAAAAGATTGATTTTAACAAAGTTAGAAATTTATCTTTATTAACCGGATATATAAATAAAGAGCACACAAATGTGCCGGGCCCGGATAGCAAAAAAGGCTATGGAGGAAAATGTTTTAGACCAAATATTAAGGCCATGATGGGATATACAAAAAATCATGCGAGTATTGCATTTTTTAAAGATGTCTTTTGTCTTAATCAATTATTTAGAGGCGGCGATATTGAATAAATTAAAAAACTTAATAAGCAATATCATTGACGAAATATTTATATTCGCTCCCCTTGTATTAACATGCGGCGCGGGCCTTGTTGGCATATTATTATTAATCACGGTTGTTATTATATTAGTTTTAGGCGGCCCGGCTTTAATAGCATATGCAATTATTGAAGTTGCGAAAATCTTAAGCTTATGACTCATATATTAAAAGATTTTCCATTATCTCCAAGCGCAAATCAATTATATAAAAACCGTAGGGGCGGACGTTGCAAGACGGATATCTATAAAGAGTTTTTAGGCGAATGCGATATATGGTCATTAACCAGGCGCAGAAAATTAGAGCAAATTCATAAACATTTTATGAAAGAAATACACAATGTTAAATGGATTCAAGTCTCAATGTATGTTCATTTGGAGCCCGCAAAAATGTATACTAAGGGCGGCAAGCTAAAAAAAATAGATGTCTCAAATAGAGTTAAAGCGGCCCATGATGTCTTAAGCGATTTCATAGAGATTGATGATAAGTACTTTTGTTTAGGAAACACGGAATTTATTCTTAGCGATGTTAATAAGATAACATTTGTATTAAAATCTAAGTCACAAATGACTAACAAAGATTTAAAAGATGAGCTTAAAAAAATCGGACAAGATTAAATTTTTTACAACTAAATATGAGAGGCATTTAATTATGCCTTATGACCATATGATTGAAATCGGCCCAATGGAATATCTAGATATTTTATTAGATTATGGATTTACAACTAAGTTAGAATTGACTAGGTTTGAAGACGAGGAACAAAACATTGTTGAGTTTGTCCAGGATCTAGAGTTAAAAGAAATTGAAGACGGGATTGTAAAATTTAAGCCAATAACGGAATTTAATCCAAGCGGCGAGGATTATTCTCATTGATTTGCAAATTGTAAATATTTATTATAAAATCTAGACTATAACGGGACATTAACGGAGTAATTGATGCCGAGCAGCAAAACACAATTTAAAAAAGGAAATAAAGCCGGCACCGGCCGCCCAAAAATGACGACCGAGGTCAAAGAGATCCGCCGCATGAATAGAGAGGCGTTAACTAAGATCCTAGATAAATATTCAGAATATTCTATAAATCAGTTAAAAAAAGTTAAGGCCGATAAGAGCAATACACCGGCGATTGAAATGATAGTTGTAATCAATCTCTTATTAAGTCTAGAAAAGGCAAACGCTAATTCTAGAGATTTTATAATTGAGCGCATGGCGGGCAAGGTTGTTGAGCAAATCAAGGTCGAGGGTACTATGGGTCATAAATCTATAATTGAACAACTTAAGGATTAAAGTTGAGTGAACAAAAGTTAACCCCAAACGAAATTAAACTTTTAAAAGATCCCGATTTTCGCCTAGACAACCTATACAAGATCAAAGACAAAAATAAAAGAATAGTTAAGTTTAAGAAAACTCCCATCCAACAATTATTACATAAAAACTCAACGGGCTTTGATAACATCCTAAAAGCTAGGCAATTAGGGATATCAACTTATTTTCTACTTAAGAAATTAGATGCCGCTATATTTACGCCTAATTATACAGCTTGCATCTTGTCACATAAGCGCGAATCAATGGAAAAGCTCTTTTCTATCATTAGACGAGCGGTTAAGTATATGCATCCATTAGTCCAACCGGTGATTGATAAAGGCGGGGGCTCTAAATATGAGATCCGTTTCCCCGAGATTGACTCCAAGATATATTGCACAATGGAGGCCGTCTCGGATACGGTTAACGATCTACATATATCCGAAATGGCCCTAATGAAAGATCGGGAGCGCGTTGATACTTCAATGGATGCCGTGCCATTAGTGGGCGGGATTATATCCATTGAAACAACGCCGAGGGGCTTCAACCATTATCACAAGTTTTGGAATGATCCCGATACAATGTTTAAAAATCATTTTTTCCCATGGTATTTACAAGACGAATATCAAATAGAATTTAAAGGGAAAATGGAATACACCGAAGACGAGATAAAACTCATTGGAAAAGCTCTTAAATATCATGATGTGTCATTAACAAAAGAGCAAATCATGTTTAGGCGCATGAAAATCAAGCAAAAAAAGGGTAAAGAAATATTCATGCAAGAGTTTCCGGAGGATGATAAGTCTTGCTTTATTGCATCCGGGGACAATCCATTTGATTTAGAGATACTGACAAAATTAATTAATAACGTCCAAACTCCCCTATTTAAAGATGAAACATTGGAGATATTTGAATTATTCGATTCAAATAAGCGTTATGTATGCGGCGCAGATACGGCCGAGGGTAAAGGCGGTGATTATTCCGTTGCAACAATGTTTGAGGTTGGGAGCATGAAGCAAGTAGCCCAATTAAGGTCAAACAAATGGAAACCAAGAGTTTTTGCAGACAAGCTATACGACTTTTGTACCAAATATCATAAACCGTCTAGGGAATGGCCCTTACTTGCAGTAGAATTAAACAACCACGGCCACGCGGTCATTTTACAACTTGAGGATCATTTGCAATACTCGAATCTATATTCATATAAAGAGGGTCAAAACGGTTGGTTGACTAATATGGTAACAAGGCCATTAATGATCGATGGGTTTATTGACGGCGTCGAGGATGAGATAGTAAAATTAAATAGTAATTTAACTTTGAATGAATGTTTGACGCTTATTAATAATAAGGGAAAAATAGAGGCCGAAGACGGGGAACATGATGATTGTATTATTGCCGCGTCAATAGCTATTCAAATGTGCATTAAAGAAAAATCTAATATTTCTATATATGACGATATATCAAATAAAATATTAATTTAGGGGATTAAATGGCGGACAAAAAAGAGCAACAAGATGTAAAGCCTCAAAGTGAAAACACAAGAAATCTAATTAATGACTTATACATGGGCACCGCAGAAAAGACCGTTGCCGAAAGCTCAACTCATGCCGATTCTTTTATAAAGCCTTACAATCCGTGCGATCTTTGGCAAAAAGCCGGGGATTATTCTATTTTCGAGGAAATGCGCAAGGACGATCAAGTGCATGCGGGAATGCAATTAAAAAAAGACCTAGTAATTGGGTCCGGTTGGTCGATTGTTTCTAATGACGACGGTCAAGAGGATTTAGTTGACGATCTTACATCTAGATTGTCCGAGGATCCCGAGGATGCTTTTGAGGATCACTTAGAAGAGTTAGTAGAAAACGCCTATTCATTCGGCTTTGTTTTATCTGAAAAATTATTCCAATTAAGAGAGGATCAAAGCCTCACATTTAAAGAGCTAAAATCTAGACATCCCGATACATGGTTAATTCATACCGATAAACACGGGAATATTAGTAAATTTGAACAACATGGAATGGAGGGGTTACTAGACATCAATCCCAAGTCTCTAATTCATTACAGAATAAACCCATTACACCAAAATCCATATGGGACAAGTGACTTAAGAACGGCTTATGCGGCTTGGTTTTCAAAGCGCCAATTTATTAGATATTATGCCATATTTGCAGAAAAACACATGAGCCCGACGCCGGTCGCAAAGTATGACACCAATACACCGCAATCTAAAGTGACCGAGATGTTCAACATCATTAAGAAGTTTCAAACTAAAACAGCAATCACAATACCCAAAGCCTTTGAGGTTGAATTTTTAGAATCTAAATCAAATGGCGAGGCCTACATAAAAGGCATTAATATGTTTAATATGTTTATAGGCCGGTCTTTATTAGTGCCCGATTTATTAGGCCTTACAGGATCCGAAACAAGCGGCGGATCTTTTAGCCTAGGTAAGGAACAAATGGCCGTCTTTTTTAAGCATATTCAAAGGCGCAGAAAAGCCATTGAGCGCATTGTAAATAGGCATATTATACAGCCGATTGTCGTTTGGAATAATGGGCACATGGATAATTATCCAAAGTTTCAATTTGATCCTATTTCAGATAATGACGCCATAGAATACGCTAAGACATTTGTTGAAGCCATGAAGGGCCGTTTATATCGTGCTAATGACGAGGAGATTAATCACTTTAGAGGCTTAATTAAATTCCCTAAAGGCGAGATCCAAGAGCCCGAAAAGCCGGAGCCATTTCCGCCGGGCAATACTCCCCTTGATACAAAAGAATCAAAACCTTTACCACAAGAGCAACAAAAAGAGCTTGAGGATAAGAAAAAAGAAGAGAAAAAAGACTTTAAAAAGGAATTTAAACCATTAGGGGAGTTTGACTCAAGGGTTGATTATAAAGCAGCGGCCGCCTTGCTTCAATCATCCGAGGATAAGATATTAAGCGAGGCAATGCCATTAATCGAAAAGATTTATGATGATTTATACAGCCAAATTCAAAAGAAAAAAATTCTTTTAGATCCCGCAAAGCCGGAGCGTATAGACACAATTAAGCTCAAGCATTTGGGGGCATTACAACAAGTTATTAAAAGACAATTTAAACAGCATTTTATTGACTCTAAGATTATGGCAAGAGGGGAGCTTTTTAAGGCTAAATTTTCTCAACCATTACCTAGCGACGAGTTTCTAGAGTTTTTAGAGCAAGAGAGTTTCCAATATATAGGTGATTTTGAATATGCAATTAGTAAGGGGGCTAGGCTAGCTCTAATGAATGCCATTAAAGACGGGACACCATTAAGCCAAGTCATTAACCTAATGGATGATAAGCTTAAAAAGGCCTCTATGGTATCGATTGAGCGATACTCAAGAACAAAGACGACTGAAATCATGAATAGGGGCCGCGTAGCTGAATTTGAAGCCTCTAAGGCCGTGCATGGGTATCAATTTAGCGCAATTTTAGATGATCGAACCACGGCCATTTGCAGCGGTTTACATGGCAAGAAATTCAAAGCCGGATCCGAAGTCATACCGCCGTTGCATTTTAATTGTAGATCAATTCTTTTGCCGATTACTATCTTTGAAGAGTTTGAACCCGATAAAAAGGTTGGGAAAACTGAAATTAATACATTTATAGATGATAATAAAGGGGTCGGATTTTCGACTAAATAATTATGAATAAAGCACAATATAACAAGTTAATGATAACTATGATAATGGGCGGACTTACATTTATTATTTCTATATTCGCCTATGCGCATACAACCTTTACAACTAAAGATATTGAGAAAAAACAAAACTCTAGAATCAATAGAATTGACGATAGAAACGCGGATAGATTCAAATCTATTGAGGGTAAATTAGACCAAATATTAATGAGGCTTAAATAATGTCAAACTTATGGAAACACATAAAGGCGTTTACAACTAAGAAATCGGGGACAACAAACGAAACGGATTATATTACATCAACGGATAGCGCGGACAATTCAAAACGTGGCCTTGATACTAATTTAATCGGTAATGTGATCATTGATCCAAATACAGCGGGAACAACGGCACATTATAACGGCACCACAACAACAACGCCGGAAAATATCCCCTCAAGCGCGGGCAATGTAATGTCTTATGTATATGTAAAAAACACAAACGCCACAAATATTAATTTATTATTAAGCTTTGACGGCGGAACAACATACTCAACAATCCCCCCCCAACATGATTATAGGGGGGAGCCTAAAGGCGGATTAACTCAAGTAAAAATAAAATCAAGCAGTTCAACATGCGATTATGAGATTATTTTGGATGTCATAGCATGAGCCATGATATAAGCGCAATTTCTCCCCCTAGAGTCATCCCATCGGTAACAAATTCAATTGTTATTTTTGGCGATACTATAGGGACGCAAAAGGCCGCGGTTTCCGGTGATTATGATGTGTTTATTTTAAGTGGTAAATTATCCCCAACAAATACGGCCCTAGCAAACACTATCGTTATTGGCGAGGGCGCAAGCGTTTCGGCCATTGATACGGTTGTTCTTGGTGCAAATTCGGCGGCAAATGCGGCCGGAGCTATTGCCATCGGTGCCAATATTACTATGCATGCATCAAATTCTATAGGCATTGGATCTGTAGTTATGGCGGCCTTGTCGACCGAATCCGTAGCCATAGGCGCGGCCGCGGAATGCCAGGGGACCAACGGTCTAGCTCTTGGCGGGTCATCAATTGCCGGCCCAAATCTCGGTCTAGCTCTTGGCTATGGCGCGGTTTGCACGGGCACAATTGCGGCAAGTATTGGGGCGACATCTGTAGGCGAGGGCTTATTTTGTCTTGCTATGGGCGCAGCGGCTCAAGCAACGGCCACAAATGCCATTGCATTAGGTACGTTTGCCGTTGTTGCGGGTACGGGCTCAACGGGTATCGGATCAAATGCTAATATAGCACATAATTCATGCGTAGGATTCGGTCAAAGCACAACAAGCACGGCAAACAATCAATTAATATTTGGCGGGACAAGTACTTTTGACGATGTATATTTTGGCCGGGGCGTTGTTCATTCAACCGCGATAAATGTAAAAATAAATGTGACTAGTCGATCAGGTACAAACAAAGCCGGGAATGATTTCACAATTGCAGCGGGTCGGAATACAGGAAACGCAACGCCGGGAAATTTAATTTTCCAAACGGCTCAAGCCGGATCAAGCGGATCAACATTAAGAAGTTTAGTAACTAGATTAACCATAAATGGAGACGGTCATTCTGTATTTACCGGCAATATACACGCCGCAAACGGAACTTATTCGCTCCCAAGCTATAGTTTTGTGGGGGATTTAAACACGGGCCGCGTTTGGTTGGGGGACGGTTGGTTTGAGGATGTCGTAAACGGGACGCCGTCTTTTGGTTGTAGGGCGTCAACGTCGGGCTTCGGTAATGTAAGTTACGGCACCACGCCGGGAACTTCAGATGCTATACCGATGATTGCCTTAAGGGCCAACCCCGGTGGCGCTGCGTATACTTTTGTCAATAATGATGCGGGATCCTCGGCTTATTGTGAGTCAATGTATAAGGCCGATTCAGGACAAACAAACAAGTTAAGGGTTGGTATTTATCCAACGGCGTATCCGCTTGTTAATGCATTCGGCGGCGGTCGTGCTTATTTTTTACACCAAGGGACGGGCGACGGTCTTGCATTGATAGCCAAAGAAACCGGCGGCACGATAAAAATGTATGCGGATGGTTGGGCCCTAGATGATTTAATTGCTGAGTTTCACGGGGATTCTTTTGAGACCGTTAAGGGCATAAAAAGAAATACAAAAACATTAACTAGCACGGACAGTCCTTACGATGTTTTAGCGAGTGACCATATTCTAGTTTTAAACGCCGCATCCGGCGCGATAACGGTCAATTTAACGGCGGCCTCATTAGCTGAAAACACGTTAAGAGAATTAAAGTTTATTTGTATAAATAGCTCTAATGCGGTTACTATAACGCCTAATGGCACGGATAAACTCTTTGGAACGGCCGCAAGCGAATCAATGATAATCGGGGAAAAGTTAATAATTAACAATATATCAGCAACGGAGTGGTTTTAATGAGTTTAATAAGAAAAATGGTTATAGATACAAACAACGCGTCCGGCGATGCATTCGGACGGCTAAGAGTTTCTAACTTAACGACTCTTTTTGATTCAAAACAAATAAACGATAATATGCCTCTATTTTGGGATGATTCGCAAACCATAGGAGGCGGGACAACATCGACTTATAACGCAAATCAAGCCTCAACAACGCTTGCCGTTTCGGCCACAACATTAGGGACAAGAGTTAGACAAACTTTTCAACGCTTTAATTATCAACCGGGTAAATCTCAATTGATAGTTATGACCGGGCTTTTAGAAGACGGCGGAAATGGAATTACGGCGAGGCTTGGTTATTTTGACGACAAAAACGGGCTCTTTTTTCAAATAAAAGATAGTATTATGAGCGTTGTAAGGCGGACATATGTCACGGGCTCCGCGGTTGATAATACTGTAAATCAATCAAGCTTTAATTTAGACACTATGGACGGCAACGGGCCTAGTGGTATTACTTTAGATCCTAGCAAAACCCAAATAATGTTTCTTGACCTAGAATGGTTGGGTGTAGGACGGGCGCGCATGGGCTTTTATATAGCCGGATGTCCATTTTATTGTCATGAGTTTTTAAATACGAATGTTTTAGACAAGGTTTATATGTCAACGCCAAACCTTCCCGTAAGATATGAGATATCAAACGACGGATCCGGCGGGGCCTCTAGTTTATTACATATTTGCTCAAGCGTTGCCAGTGAGGGCGGGGTCAATAACTTAGGTATTTTAAGACATGAAGATAGTGGGAGCGTAGCAAGTTTAAGCACGGGCACTAAATATGCAATTTTAGGTATTAAGTTAAAATCGACTCATATTGACGTAAGCGTTTTATTGCAAAATTTATCATTACTTGCAACGTCTCAAAATGATTTAGCCCATTGGGAAATACAATTTAATCCAACGGTTGCGGGGACGTTTACTTATGCTAATGTAACAAACAGCGCAATTATGGTTGCAACGGGCTCCGCAAGTAATACAGTGACAAACGGGACGCATATCGACGGCGGTTATTTTTCAACCACATTACCAATTACGACGGCCTTAGAAAATGCGTTAAGGCTAGGCGCCGCAATTGACGGAACGGTTGACGAGATTGTTTTAGTTATAAGGCCAATTACTAATAATATAACGGTCGAGGGGTCATTGACTTGGCGCGAATTATCTTAAGGGGAAAAAATGGCATTCATACCAAAAGCACCAAGCGCAAACGATAGGGATATAAATCTAATAATTCCAAAGGCAAAAGATCCTTATCTTGTCGAATGGTTTCAAGACACAAGACAAACGGGCGAATCTGTAAATCAATTTATTATTAGGGCCTTAATGCAACATGCAAAGAAGCATCAAATTGACAAACAAGTGCAAGAAAAATTAAAGTTAATGCAAACCGA